GCGTTGCAGTGCTAATTGGCTTATTTAAATCACTTGTATTATCTACTGAACCTAATCCAACATCTGTCTTTGTAATATCTATATTGCCTGTTCCTAATATAGATTGCCCTTCAACTGTCTTTATATTTGTGCCACTTACTAATGTGTCTTGCTTACTTGTTGCAAGTCCACTATATAGGCTATTTACTGAATTATCTCCGCTATTTGTTCCGCTAGTATTACCAATAACAGTAGCTTGCGCATCAGTAACGTAATTCTTATTAGTACTTGCTGCAATGTCCGCAGTTGTAACACTTTTATTTGCCCATAAACCTGTCGTACTATTGTAAGATAATAATTGATTATTAGTTGGTGTATTGGTTATTAAATCAATGTCGTGTATCTCTTTGAGTTCAAACCCGTTCTGTGGTTTTACAAATATCTCTCCATTGCTAGAGTTTACACGAGTAACAACTCCGATAAAAACTAGATGCGTTGGTGCATACGGTTTGTTTGTTAAACCATAAATCAAATCACCATTTACACCAAGCCATACTGGCTCACCTACCACCGCAGTAGATGTATTTAAGCCTGCTAATAATCCTTCAGTTACTACATTTACTAGTGCATTGGTACTCCCACCTGTTTCAAGTAAACCCATTGTATTACTTGATGTGGCATCAGATGTATTAGATGCTTTGCTCACAATCATATTAGTACCATCCGCACTCGTTACATACACCGCTTGCCCTTTAGCTATTGCTAAACCTAGTTTTACTTTATGCTTAACTGTTGAAGTAAAAGATGCTGCTGGTGCTTCATCTACCCATTGTGTATTATAATCAGTAGCATCTATCTTTGTCAAGATTTGCCCTGCTGTGCCACCTGTTGGAACACCTACACCATTCGTGCCATTCGTGCCATTCGTGCCGTTAGTACCTGCAGCACCAGTTGCGCCTATTAAGCTATCTAAAAAATCTATTTCATCCCCTGTAAATCCATTATTAACCGCTACATCGTAGGCACTTAATCCATCCGCACCATTAGCACCATCAGCACCATTAGCACCCACTGAACCGTTTGCACCATTATAAACATTGAATGTTGATGTGGTTGCATTGGTGTATGTGATTGTGTAGGTGTCGGTAGTTCCTGCTGCACCTGTTCCACTAGTTCTAATTATTGAAACTATACCAACTCCATTCGTGCCGTTAGTCCCATTCGTTCCGTTAGTGCCATTAGTTCCATTAGTCCCATTAGTTCCATTATCACCTTTAATTTTCCCTTGTAATGTCCATGCACCTAATTTCTTTTGATAGAAATTCCAAGTTATTAAATCAAGGTAAAAATTATCATCAATGCCTAATGAATTATCAGGTGCAATGTTGCCAAATAATATTGTATTCCCATCCGCACCATCTGCGCCTGGTGTTCCTTGATTACCTTGTATTCCTTGAATACCTTGCGCACCTTGTGGACCAGCAGGACCAGTAGGACCAGGCACTGTTACATAGCTACCTTCAGCATTTAAAAATACTTGTTCGCTTACTCCTAATTCTAAAAGTACCGATTGCTCAACCAATAAATCAAGTATCAAGTCCGCCATTAAATAACCTTATTAATTAAAATGAAATCACCTAGTCCAATCGTTGTAATTTTACCGCCTATTGTAGTCTGCAATTCCCATCTATACTTACCATTTTTATTTGCAGTATCTGTTGCTGCAATTGGTATAGTTATAGTTTGGCTTGCAATAGTAATAGTAGGCAATGTTTTATTAAATATCAATTCATCATTACTACCTTCAACTTTAAATTGACAAGCTGTAATCCCTGCTAATGGAAACAATGCAGGAACAACTACGACAAAGTCGCAATCATTACCTTCTATTCGTGTAATTGTGTATTCTTGTTTTGGTAAGTAGGTTGCCATTTTTTATATATATTATTTTTTATAATTATTAGCAAATATCTATGCTATTTATCTCGGTAATATTTACATCAAAGTAAACACCTGCAGTATAATCTGCAGTAAATTGCCTAACTGGTGTAATTCCACTAGCATCTATATTATATAGATTTAATTGGCTAGTGTAATCTAGTTGCTTAATTGCAGTTAGCGCATCAATCTCACATTCGCCAATAATATTATTCAAATCAATATCACTTTGCTTTTGCACTTTCAACATATGCACTCTATAAGTCCTAATTACTTCATTGGCATTGTTGTTACTACCAATATACTCAATATTACATAATGGAAACTTAGCATCAAAGCTATCATCTATTATGTTTTGTATTGGCACTTGTAGGATGTTGTAAGTTGTTGGTAGCAACTTTACTGCATCCGTTATTATTTGATATATTTGGCTTAGTGTTTGCATTGAATTTTTTTAACTTGATTAAAATATCTTTTTCTTTTTTTATCTCCATTCACAGCCTTTTTTATCATCCTTTAAATAGATAGAAGGTGAATAGGTATTTGTGCTTGCATTCACATCTGTACTTTCGGTAGTGTATTCTGGAAACAAAGTTTTATTATTCTGCAAATAATTTACCAACCTTTGCAAATAACTATCCATTTTGTTTTTATGCCTATCACTTATCTTTTCCAATTCATCATAGCTAGTTGAGTCTGCAAAATCATCTCTTTTTTTAGTAACTCCTTTGGTATAATTTTGATAAGTGCTATCTATAACATAATCTGCCATTACACCATAAATCAAAATATCTAAAATATAATTATTTACCAAATCTAAGTAGATGCCACTCAATGTACTTGCTTTTTTATCGGCTTTTAGTTTGTAGTAAAGTGTATCTCCTAAAATTGGATGCACATACAAATCTTGCACCGCACAAATGGAAGGTGTAAGCATCTCTAATGGCACATTTGCATGTACTAGGTTTCTATCTTTAAAAACCTGCTCGTTAATTAGTTTTACTTGGCTGTTTATCATTGCTATTTATTTTTACTTACTAAATTACCTACCCATCTATGCCTACAACTTGGCGAAGGTGTGCCACTTCCATCATTCCACCATCCGCCAGCGCGGTCAAACACACTATAACCCAATCTTGCGCTTATACTTTCGATGTCTTTACGACTATAATACCTATCTAACGCTATTAATTTTTGGCAAAATGGTCTACTTGGATGCTCTGCAGTGTCCCTTTCGTTTACCGGTATTTCATCCTTCCATTCATAGCTAAACATTACTCTATAATCGGTAGCTGTTGGTTGCTCAATTACTTCAATTCCACTAGTTCCAATGCTTATTTTACCTTGTTTTTCTAGTTGATTTAGCGCATTTTCAACGTCTTTTTCACTCAAATCCATGTCATTTGCTATGCTTTCTATCGTAGCATCAGGATTAACGGCTAAAATGCCGTAAATATCGCTTATATCTGCCTTCGTTACACTTAGTGCTATATGCCTTACAAAGTGGTTATAATCGGCTTTATTTGCGCCAAATTCGCTAAATATTGCCAATATATCATCATGCTTTGATTGCATTATAGGTGCTGCAACTTGTTTTGGTTCTTCTATTGGCATTGGTTCATATCCTAATAACTCCCTTTGTTCGTCAATAGTTAGCACTGCTGCAATATTTGCACTATCTAAAACTATACCAATTGGATCGGTTGGCATCATTCCCATAACCGAAGTGTCTAAAGTATCATTTAAATCCTTAACCAACTTCATTAACTCTTGATGTACCGCATCTCTCCGATAATAAACATAGGTGTTATTGAATATTTGATAGCTTTCTTTAAGATTATTCGTGCCACCTAACTTGCCAGGTACACTAATTCCAAATAATTCTGGACTTGTAACCTCATGGCATGAAAAAATATTATTTCTAATCAACTCGTCAATAGCTGAATAGTTTTCTTTTACTAAATCCGATACTCCTAAATCGTCTATAATTGTTTTTCTATTTACATCCGAAACGAAATCTAGTATAATACTTTCGCCACCTTCGCCTGTGTAAGTGTCGCTGAATTTCTTTTTAATTCTTGATTTTATTTCTTCCGTTGGTTCGCCATTTACTAGCGTTACATGCTTAGTTGCCTTAAAGCCTTGCTTGCTATTTGTGTATGTGTGCTTACTTACTTCAACATCTGCAGCTATGTAATTTAACCCTTGAAAATAATTAGGTGTAGGATAAACATTTGCAGGATTTTCGTTTTCTGCATAAAAAAATAATTCTCGCAAACCATCTGGATTAGGTTCGCCATAAATTACAAACTCAACTAAGTTACTCATGCCTGTAGTTGTCAATTGTGGATTTACTATATACCAATATTTAGTACCATCGTAATTGCGTGCAATGTTTCTATTTGGTATTGGATGCAAGCTTGCAACTTTGCCTTTTTTATTTCTAATTACCTCAATATAAAACGCATTAAATATCTCATAATTTAATATGCACTTTTTAGCTAAGTCATTTAGCGTATCGGTTGCGCTTACCTTTGGATTATAGGCGTAACCTTTGCCGTAAATATACTTAGCCTTACCCTTAACTAAACTACCATGCTTCGGTGAGTTTTGGAAAAGGTACATTAAGTACTCGTTATAGTTTACATTATTAGTACTTACATTTAAAATAGGCTTTTCGTTATTGCCTACTCTAAATAGTGGATTATATGGCTTTAATGCCTCAGCTAATTTTATATTAAATCCTTCCATATTGTTATAAAAAAAGGTACACTTTTACAGCATACCTTTTTTAATTGTTTTATTTTAAAAATTAAGCAGTTAATGCTGCAATGATTGAACTATCTACTTCCTTAAATGGTGCTATCTCTTTACCTTTAAAGCTAAGCATTGAACCATTGAAGTCTGCAAACTTAGTACCACTTTCGCGGCTTCCTGATTTTGTCAAACCATACTTCTCACCAAGTAACCAATACTTACCATTGTTATCTTCTGCAATAATACAAAGTGTATTTTGAGCCAATAATAATAAAGTATTTCTAGTGGTTGTAGTTAGTGCATTTTTCTTAGCAGTTACTTCTATCACATATTCTGCAGTATCGTTTTCCTCATCTACATTTTCAGTTTCTTTGAAGTTAATAACCTCTTTTTTGAAAATGAAATTATAGAATTTCTTTGTAGCTACCATTGTGATAGCTGTAATTACACCTGCTGTTTCTGTGATAGATGATACATTTGCAAGTTCTGTTATTCTTAAGGATTTCGCGCCACCATGTAAATCTTTACATGCGTCTAAAGTAAATCCTGCTGTTAAATTACAAGGCATATTTATTTATTGTTTTTTTTGAATGATATTAAAATAAGGAGTGAGTTGTTTACCCACTCCTTACTAATTTAATTAAGCTAATTTGAAGTAAGCAACCTCTGATGTTCTTGCAAAAGTTACACCTAACTTATATTTGCAAAGTAATCTTGTTTTCATTGAGTATTCATCATACTTCAACTCTACTACTTCATGCTCTCCTTCTCCATCGATTGCCATTACCATGTTAGGCCATGCAAATGATAAAATCATGTTAGATCCGTTCATACCATTTACCGGTATTACTCTTGTTGCAGTACCAGGTATAACAAACTCGCTAACACCATCTTGAGTAACGGTATAGTTAAACATATTAGCTGAAGTTAATGCTTGTGCAAATTTGCGCGCTGTATCTGCACCACATAATACTACTCTATCAGTAGATGTAGCTAATTCAATTGGAGTTGCATTTTCAATACCATTGAATATTCCTATTACATTTGCTACTGTAATACCTGTTGCTGTTGCAATTGGTCCGCCTGTTGTATATAAAGCTACATTAGAGTTTACACCACCTGTTTGTACTTGCTTTAATAAGCCATCTAAAAATACTAAGTTACCAGCACCTGCAGTATCTCCTTTGAAAACTAAGTTTTCGTTAGCTTCTGCAATTCTTTTAACTTTCATATCTACGATTGATTGAGCAAATGCAACTTCATCGAAGTTCTTGCTACCTTTCATCATAGCTAATTGAGTGTACTTTGCTCTTACATCATCGTAGCAAATTTCTTCCATTATGCTAATTGGTGCTACTGTTACAATTTTATCTGTAATAGTTGCTGAACCACTCGCATTCCATGTGCAGTTATTGCCTGATTGTAAAGTTACTGGACCATCTAATAACAATACATTTGCTGATGTTTTTACACCTGCTTGTACGGTTGCTTTTGATGCTGCTTCTGTTAAAAATTTAGTGCCGAATGTTGCGGCTAATATTACCTCATTTACATTTTGAGGTACATAATTTGTTAATGTTGATACTACTGTTGCCATTTGTTTTTATTTATTTTTTTAAAAAGTTTGTAAATGCTTCGCCTAATAATTCTCTGCGTTGCTCCTTATCTGATTTGTTTATTTTGTTGTGTTCTACGTGGATTGGTTCTGCTGTTGGCATATCTGCTAATACTTCAATAGCTTGCTTAGTTGATGCGAAAGATTGGCTAATACTTTGTTGCAAATCATCAATTTGCTTATTGTATTTTACTTCCATTTGCTTTGCTGCCTCTGCTATCATTTGCTCTACTTTCTCAATAGATAAATGCGCAACTTCTGCAACTACTTCTTCCTCTGGCATCTCGCTTGCTGCTTCGCTAATTTCTGTAATAGCACCACCTTCGCCAACTGTTACAACCGTTGCACCTTCAGCTACTATGTATTCTCCTGCAGGAACAGGCACACCGCCCATTGTCATGATTTTACCAATTTCTAATGCTTCAACTTCATACTCGTTACCACTTGCATCTGTTACCTTCATCAATTCAATTGGTGCGCTTTCTTCGCTAATTGGTTGAGCATCGAATTTCACATTCGTTAAAATGCTCTTTATTTGTTGCAAAATATTTGCTTTATTTTCACTCATTTTATTTCTGCTTTATTATATATATAAAAAGTTTGTTAGATTTCCTTTACTAGTTCTAATATTTCATCAAATGCACTATCTACACTCATTTCAGCTTTCACTTCTTTCTTTTCCATGCCAAAAAAACCCTCAATACTAAAACCTTTTAGCTTACCTTCTTTTACTTGTTGCCATACAGCAGGATTATTTACTTTCATTGAAACAAACCAAGTGCCATTTGGCAAATCCTCGTAGCCTGCCATTGGTGCTATACCTCTTTGGCTATCACTCAAAAAACTTTCAAATACAAATACATCTTTTACATTAGTGCCATGCATGAGATTTACATTGGATTGGTTACCTTGCTCCATGTAACGAAGCACAACCGCCTCAATAGTATCTTTACTTATCACAGTATTATATTCGCCATTGGCATCGTTACGATAGATTAGCTTATCTGGTATCATAGCTGGTCCGCTAACTATCATCCTTTCGTTATTTGCAGTCCATTCTACTTTATGATTTTCAAACATTACATAATTCTTTTCGATTGCTGGTGCATCTACTAGGCTAATTATATCTACTCCAAATTCATTTGTTTGCTCATCGAGTTTTAACTCGTATAGTGGTAATTCCATCTTATTTAAATTTTGTGTTTATTAATATTCTCTCAATTCTTTTTTGACCATTGTTAATATCTGTTTCAACAACATAAGCCTTTACTGCCTTGTCGTTGATTTTATCAATGCTGTCTTTATTTAGTTTTGTAGTGGTGTTAAATACCGTTGCACTTGGTGCATTAGGTGCTGTACTTGCTGAAATATTACCACCACTATTACCACCACCATCTGGCGTTTTTACTGCTAATATCTTTTTTACATTTGCAACTCCTGTAGCAATTGCCAATGCTGCATTGATAGGTGCTAATGTAGGCCCAACAATAGGAATACCAATAGTAGCACTATATGCTTTTTGTGCAGATAGGAATGTTTCAATAGTGGCACTTGCAACGGCTGCAACCTTACCTGCAGTTGTTTGCTTACCTAATAATTCAGCAACTCCATTTAGTGTATTAGCTGTAGCTTCTAATGCTTGTATCTTTTGTTCTTTTTCTAATTTGGCTAACTCTATATTGGCTTTTCTTCTTTTAGACTCACTATCAGCGGCCAATAATAACCTAAAATCGATAGCTTCCTTTTCTTTTACATAATTACCTTCAGTATCTAATAATAATCTTACTTCCTCTTGCGCTGCAATTGCTCTAACAGGAGGTTCTTCTTCTACTTGTTTATCTAATTCTATAAGTTTTGCATTGATATCTTTTTGAGCATTTAATAATTCAACATGTGTTTGGGCATTAGTGCCTAATTTAGTTTTTAAATATTTTTCGGTAATTGCTAACTTTTTCTTTTCATAATCTTCTTCTTTTTCAATATTAGTTAAATGAAATTCTTGCGCTGCTAATAATTCACTTGCATATTTTTCTTTTAATATTTCAATATCTGTTTTGCCTTTCTTATCATCTTTTTTATCAATTTTAATTTGAGATAATTTAAATCCTGCTTCTTCATTTTTTAGTTTTGCTAATTGTTCTTTTAATGCTTTTACTGTCTCATCTCCATCTTTTTTAATTTGTTCAGGATCAAATAATAGATTAGCTTCTAAATTTTTAAACCCATTTGCAAGATTAAATTCTTTACCAAATGCACTACCTATTGCATCAATCCCTTCTAATAATTTTATAATTGGATATTGTACAATATCTAAAATACTAATCAATATTGCTTTATTCCTAACTGCAGCCTCAACTGCAGCGTTATTCATTGCTATTTCACTTTCTATTTGTTTTTCAGTAGCTTTTATTACTGCAGCTATTTGTTGTATTTTATAGTCTAATATTTGCTTTTCACTTTTGCCCTGTAATTTTAGTACATTATCTTGGTCGCTTAGGTGCTTTAATTTATCTTCCTCTTTTTTTAAGTTTTCTCTGCCTGCTTCATTTAATTTTCTTTGCTCTGAAGTAACCCCACTAACTGCAGTTTTTATTTTATCCCAATTTGCTGCAATAGCTGCAATAGCAATAACCAATAAACCAATCCCAGTAGAACCAATAGCTGCCTTTAAAGCTGTAAATGCAGCTACTACATTTGTGCTAATTACACGATATAAATTCCTAAACCCCTCAATACCACCATCCAAAAAACTACTTAACCCTTGAGAAAATGCCATTGCACTTTGTACCTTCAATAATGCCTTTTGTGTATTTTCACTTTCCGCCCCAAATAAACCCATTGCACCCTGCACTGCTTGAAATGCACCTGCAGCACCTTGTATTGATTGCGTTAAAGCATTGAACTTTGCATCAGGATTGAAGGCATCTACCATTTGCTTAGCATCTCCCATTCTATCCTTCAACTCCGCTACTCTCTTAGCTGCATTGATAGCTTCCTTTGATGTTGAACCAAACTTATCTGTAAAATGTACTAGTTCATTAGTAGCCTCTTTGATTTGTGATTTCAAAGATGCCATTGG